AGCGTCATAAAACATCGCGGGTTGGAGCAGTTGGAAGCTCGCCAGTTTAACTTGCTGGAGGTCGTCAGTTCGAGTCTGACACCCGCCACTAAAAACACTTTCACAACTAAAAATGATGGACAAGTTAAAACTAAGAATCGACAAGAAAGCCTTTCAGTCAATTCTGGAAGGTAAGGAAAAGGTGTTACGCCGGTATGTGTATCCCAACAATGCCAAAAAGTATGTAATTGAAGAAGACAAGACCGATGATAATGGGGAGGCAATCACCATCGTGACCCCGGTTCATTACGATGCTCTTCAACTTTCGGCCGGAATGAAAAAGGAAGCACCCCGGATGACCGTCAAAGTCGTTTCTTCTGAATTTGTCGTACTGACAGACGAAGACGGCAATGACCTAACCTTTGAAGAGAACGGAATCGAATATTATGTATGTCAGGTGTGGTATACACTGGGCGACATAATCGAAACTGCGAATGTATCCGAATAATTTTTCAACCTCTAAAAACAATAGCTGAGTTCAGAGAAGAATCAACAACAACTATGGCCCCCGTCGGAACATGAATGGTGCCGGTACAGGTGGTCGCCTCGTAGCCCGTCGCACACCGTCTGGAGTAGTAGCCGGTCGCAGCCAGCTCGGAAGTCGTGAACAGCGACGCGCTGACCTCCGTGCGGCCTTTGCAAAAGAGATTCGCGCCGCTGGTGGAACAACCGGCTAACGCGACTTTTGCATGAATAGGTACGAAGAAACTATGCAAATAATCCGGGGTATCCGTCAACAGACGGATACTGCCGTTTTATTTTATTCAGCCGGTGGAAAAGATGGCATCGCGTTGCTTGATATGCTTTCGCCTATCTTCAACAAGGTCATTTGCTATTATATGTGGCTTGTACCGGGTCTTGACCACGTGAAACCCTATCTTCATTGGGCGATAACGAAATACCCGAATGTTGAGATACGTCAGATTCAGCACTATCAGCGTGATTTCTATGACCGATACGGATTCTTTCAGGAGGGTGATGGCAATCCCGATATTAAGCCTCGCAAGGTAGGCGAAGTTGAGGAGATGGTGCGTCAGGAAACCGGCATAAAATGGGCTTTCAGTGGGATGAAAGGCGTAGATGGCTATATGAAACGGATGCGTCTTCTGACATTCAAGAAACGGAATGGCACATATATCACTGATAAAGGCATGGTCTATCCGCTCGCGGTCTGGACTAACAAAGAAGTTTTGAAATACATAGAGATGCGGAATCTTATCAAGCCTTTCGTTTACAATCCGAAAGATGTAAGTCAGGGCTTCGGTGTCGATTTGCGCTCGCTCCTTATCCTGCGTCAACGCTTCCCACGCGATTATCAGCGAACCATACGCGAGTTCCCATTCTGCGAGAAATTGATTTTTGATTATGAAAACGGCATCCTGCCACATGGTCAGGAAAAGGAGGTCGCAGAAATAATCAAGCGCATTGAAAGAGAATCAGAAGCCGAATAGAGAAATGAAAGAAAATAAGATTAAACAGGCTGAGCAGCGCACGGTAAAAAGAAGCGAAATCAACTTCGCTTCCTACAATCCGCGTGTCATCAGTGATGATGCAAGAAAGAAGCTCAAGAAAAACTTGCAGACTGTCGGCTTGCTTGGCGGTGTGGTCTGGAACGAGCGCACCGGCAACCTTGTATCAGGTCATCAGAAAGTCGGCATCATGGATGCGGTCAACCGCTATGATGCGGAAACGGGCAATAATGATTACGAATTTCGTGTAGAAGTAGTTGATTTTGATGAAAAGACCGAAAAGGAGCAGAACCTCTTTATGAACAATAAGGCTGTGCAGGGTACATACGATGATGATATGCTGCGCTCCTTGCTTACGGAAATCGACTATACAAACGCTGGATTTGAGGAAATGGATTTGCAGATTCTCGGTCTTGGTGATTATGGCGACTTCGACAATATGAATTTTGGGTTTGGCGATGATGATGACGATTCAGACCCAGACTCGCAATCAGACCTTTCCGAACCCGGTCAGACCGGCAATAAGGATTGGTCAAAGGAATCGGTCGTTGGTGAACGTCAAGACCTTGCAATCCACGATGAAATGACAAAGGAGAGTGGTGAAAACCACAAACTTGACCGGTCAACGGATTTTTATTCCGACAATGAGGCTAACCAAATAGCCCGGCACAATGAGGTTCAGAAAATCAAAGACCGAATCGCAAGCCAGAACGACATAGATAAGGATGGTGGTATGCTGTCCTATGTTGTCATCAGTTTCAAGACACCGAGCGAGAAAGCACGGTTTATGGAATCCTACGGATTTAACCCGATGGCAAAATTTGTCAATGGCGAGGAATTTCAGCACAAACTGGAGTTTGGCGATGATGATGACGAATAATCCTAACCCTTAATAAAATCTTACTATGGCAAAGATAGACGAAATTATTCCTTTCATCCTATACTTTGAAGCCGGTGTGAACAAACGCTATCTGAATCTTCCCCCTGCTCAGATTTTTGAACAGGCAAAGAAGACCGGTTATGCAAACGACCCTGACGATGCCGGAGGCGCAACCATGTGTGGAATCACCATTGCGACTTATCAGGCATATTGTCGCAAGAAAGGCTACCCGGTTCCCACGGTCACAAGACTCCGCAACATCACCTATGAACAGTGGCGCGATGTCCTCAAGTCGCTTTTCTGGGATAAATGGCTCGCGGACGAAATCATCAGCCAGCCCCTCGCGAACATCCTTGTCGATTGGGTATGGGCAAGCGGTGTCAACGGAATCAAGATACCGCAGCGTATCCTCGGTGTGAAGCAGGATGGAATTGTAGGCCCCAAGACACTTGCAGCCCTAAACGCAAGCGACCCGAAAAGGCTGTTTGATGAAATCCACAAAGCACGTCTGAAATTCGTTGATGACATCGTGGCTCGCAAGCCGAGTCAGAGCAAATTCATCAAAGGATGGAAAAGACGCATCAATGCAATCACGTTCACCGGTCTGGTTTACAATTAAAACCGAACTACATCAAAGAATCTTAATCGGTCAGTCGGATTAAACCCCGGCTGACCATAACCCTTAAAACATCAGCAGAGTTAGACGTAGAAAATCAGTAGCTGATATAGCAGCACAGGAACAGCGCATCCTTTCATCGTTGGCAGGTCAGCGCAGAGCACTCGAAGTAACGAGTATCGCAAGTCTGTATATAAATAATATCGCTTCTACCCGAAGTTATCAACGTGGAAACGAAGCAACCATAGATAACCGAAAGTATTCACGCTCTACCTATATGGGTTTACGAAACGCACTGGGGGGGGCAAATGACAATCCTGACTTCATTCAGGTGTGCGTGTTAGAGAATCGGTCATCTCGCCGCATAGCGGAAATAGCAGGTTCGACTCCTGCACACGCAGCATAGTATAAATTCACATTTTTCATCATTAAAACAATGCCGAAGAAGCGAATTAGCAACAAGACACCACGGAAGCCAAAAGCACAGCCATCCTTTGATTATGAGGATGACGATTTCCTTACTCGCGTCGAAGCTCTCGCTTTTGAGGGCTTCTATAATACCGAAATCGCTGATGAATTGCAGATTAGCCGTTACGAATTAGAAATGGCTATTTCACAGTGCGAAAAACTGCGCAACACTTTGGAGTCTGCCCGTGCGCGTGCGCGTGAGAGTGGTGCTGAAATGCCATCCCCAGCTTTGTTTGCAAAGGTATGGTCGGAATGTAAAGGCAGACGCACATTGCTGATGAAAAAGTTCGGAATCGGCTGGACGAAGTTGCAGTCTTGGATTGCTCAAGAGCCTTTGTTCGCTGACATTATGGCGGAACGTGACCTTGAATTTTTGGAACAGCTTGATATTGCCGGTCGTATCCTTGCGTTGGGCGGTGTGAAAGGCAAAGATGAGTTTAAAGGTTGGAATCGCTTTCCATCGGAATGGATGATGCGCTTTTATCTGAACACCACCGGACGGAAGTATGGCTATGGTGAGAACCCCATTGTCAAAGAAGATGATGAAACCGGTATTCCAAAGGATATTGAACAGGGCATCGATATTGAAAGCTGGATAAGAAAGGAAATTGAACATAAGAATCGCAATACTGACCAATGATTATCAATCACGAAATATACTATCCCCTTTATACCGACAAGGAACATTTTGTCATTCTTGTCACGGGTGGTCGTGGCTCTGGTAAATCATTTGGAATCGGTGATTTCATTCAACGTCTATCCTTTGAATTGAAGCGCAGAGGTATTTCCAAAGCTGATGCTGACAAGATTGTGCATAAGATTCTATACACACGCTATACGATGACCAGCGCCAACATTTCCGTAATCCCTGAATTTCTTGAGAAGATAGAACTTGATGGCACAACAAGATATTTCCATACAACGAAAACGGATATTGTGAATAAGATGACCGGCAGCCGTATCATGTTCCGTGGCATCAAGACTTCATCAGGTAATCAGACCGCCAAATTGAAGTCAATCCACGGAATCACTACGTTTGTATGCGATGAGGCTGAGGAGTGGACTTCCGACCGCGAATTTGAAACTATCGCCTTTTCCATACGTCAGCCCGGTATTCAGAATCGGATTATCATTATTATGAATCCGACAGATAGCAACCACTTCATTTATCAGAAATATATCAAGGATACGCACAAGATTGTGTATTACGATGGCTTCCCGGTTCAGATTTCCACTCATCCGCAGGTACTTCACATCCATACGACCTATCTTGACAATAAGGCAAATCTTTCAGAAGAGTTCATCAAACAGGCGCAGGAGATGAAAGAGCGCGACCCGGAACGATACGCCCACATCTTCATGGGTAGATGGGCAGATGTCGCAGAGGGTGCGGTCTTCAAGAAATGGGGCATTGTTAATGAGTTTCCGCAGAACTGCAAAAATGTTGCGCGTGGTCTTGACTTCGGATATTCCAATGATGTCAGCGCGTGCGTAAAATGCGGTATCCTTAACAATGACCTTTACATCGACGAGCAATTCTACAAAACCGGGATGCTTTCTTCCGAACTTATCAAGACGTTAAGCGAAGATGATTCTTTCGTATTTGCCGACAGTGCCGACCCACGATTGATTGACGAGATTGCTCTTGGAGGCGTAATCATTTATCCAGTCGCAAAGCCAGCCGGAAGCATCATAGCCGGTATTGAGAAGATGAAATCTTTTGATAACATTTTCGTAACGAAGCGGTCAATAAACGTGCAGAATGAATTACGAAACTATGTGTGGGATAAAGACAAGGATGGCAACTACATCAATCTTCCGGTGGATGCCTTTAACCATAGCATCGATGCTGCCAGATACTATATTCTTGGTCGCATATTGGGTAAGATAATCAAACCTAAGAAAGTCAAGAAATCAGATTTAGGAATATTCTAACAACACCAGATATGAATAACTATTTACAGCAGATTCTAACTTATTTCCGCAACCTTACACTAAACTCGGTCGGTGTAAGCAGAAACCTGTATCAGCTTTTGCAGGATAAAGATATTAACCGTGCGCTTGAGATGCTTCAAAACCGTGATGATGAAGTGGATGAGGCTATCAAGGAATATAATCCGCAGACGCACGATGTGATGAAACGTCCTAACAAGTATCGTAAAGGGGATGACCCCTATATCACGGAAAAATTGCCACGAACCCGTGCGCGATACATTAACGAGATTGAGCTTTTCTTTCTTTTGGCTAATCCTATCCTTTGGAAGAAAGAAGATGGCGATGATGAAGCGTATGCACTCTTTACGGAATTTCTGGATGACCAATATTTCAATTCACGCATCCGTAAGGCTAAACGTCTTGCCGGTGCGGAAACTGAATCCGCAATCATTTGTCACGTCTATCGTGATGACCGCACAGGTGAACGTAAGGTGAAGACAAATGTCCTTGCCCGTTCCACCGGGTACAGACTGCGCCCTCTTTTCGATACGATTGGCAATATGACCGCCTTTGCCTATGGATATGCTACAAATGAGGGCAACCGCACAATCCAGCATTGGGATTTCCAAACGGCTGACATTCTCGCGTTCTGCAAGAAAGGCAGGATGGGATGGGATGTGGAAATTTACCCAAATCCCACCGGCAAAATCAATCTTGTCTATTTTCAGCAGCCGAAAGCATGGGATGGAGCGGAACAGCGCATCAACCGTGAGGAGATGCTTGACAGTAAGACCGGCGACACCAACAACTACTTTTCCGACCCAATCGCAGCAGCCACCGCTGATGTCATTCAGACGATGGTTGACCCCAATAAGCCGGGCAAGCTGATTCAGTTGACTGGTGCTAAGTCCAAGTTTGAATACATCAATCCTCCGCAGGCTTCCGAAACACGCGAATCTGAAAAGAGTGACCTCCATAAGAGTATCCTTTTTGACACGTTCACGCCTGACTTCGATACCGAAGCTATGAAAGGATTCGGAACTCTGTCCGGTGTGGCTATCCGCAATGCTTTCATACTTGGATTCATCAAACGCGACAACCGTAAGGAGGTCTATGAGGAGTTAATCGGACGCTTCCGCAACATCGTAATCGGCATACTCGCCTACCTCCATCCTGATAAAAAAGCGGCTCTTGAGTCACTCAAGATTAAGTTTGAATTTGCGGAACCATTCGCTGATGACAAACAGGCAAAATGGCAATCAATCGCCCAACTGTATCAGGCTGGTCTTGTTTCTTTGGAAACCGCTGTCACCATGCTTTCACTGACTGATGCGCCGGAACAGGAGATTGAGCGTCTGATGGCTGCGGCTGCCTTGAAAGAACAGCAGAAGAAGCCTGAGAACGATTCCGTCAACGATGACAAGAACCCTACTGAACCGGTGGTAAATATTCCGCGAAACTCAGTCAGTGCATAGCCTATTCTTGAAATTCATATCTGGTTGCGCCATACCTGAAAAATTCATCAGGTGTGGCGTTTTTGTAATCTATCATAGAATCAGTGAGTTAAACTATATGGTTTTATTAACTAATGTTAAAAAATAACTATATGGTTAAATTTTCTTGCCAAAATATTTGCACAATTAAACTAAATTGTATAACTTTGCATCGTAATCAATAACAAACCCCAATAAGTAACAAGATATGACAACAAGAGTTAGAATGGCAATCATGAGCCACCTTTCAGATGCACAGCAGATGATGAAGTATGACGCTGAACTCGCAAATCTTCACATCAACTTTGCGAAAGCACTTCTTATAAAGTATGATAACATTGATGCAGATGTTACCTACTCAGAACTTAATGACCTCTGGACTAAAGAAGTCGCTAATAACTAATTCTTAAATTTCTACCGCTATGACACAGACCAACGACATAACTGCAAAATTGATTGAAGCCGCAAAACACGTCAAGGTTGATGAAAGACCGCTTCGCGTGAAAGAATACCGCCTTATGTATTATGTAGGCGTGTGGTTTACTTCTGAGCGTTTTTGCGCTGAATCTGATGAAGAGGCTATCTTTGATGCTGACATGGCAGAAAAGAAAGCAAGCAATCGCTTACAATATGCGCTTTTCTGCGGTAATCGTTTGGTTAAACGCTATGCAGAACCATCTAACCCCTATTGTAGAATCATCGCTTAATCCCTACGACTATGGCAACAAAATTTGACTATATGCTTCTTGACCGTCTCGCTCAAGACTGCGAGTATTACTTAGGTAATGGCAACCGCAATGCCAAGCAGTTATGGGCTGGCAGTGAACAGGCACAAATCGACAAGATGCGTGAGTTATGGGATGGGATGCCTGACGATGGCAAACCGGAATGGCTAACAAGAGAACAGATTGATAATCTTGCCTTACAGATGGCCGGAAGATAAGAATGTAGAATACACAGGTATCATCATATCGATACTGATGATTAAGGCTGCCGGTCTGACCCCAGAGAAACTCAAGATGCTACGCGATGTTATCACTGATGAAATCTTTAGAGCCGGTATCTTCTGATGATGTTCAACGAAAGAAAACCTATCACAACGCTTGCAGGGGTGAAAGCCTTTGCAAGCTATCTCTTCTTTGACCTTGCGACTGCCTTTCATCCTGATGATGACTTCACGGAATATGTCAAGCATGAAGATGGCGGAGCTGCCTTTGCATCGGTCAGGGCTGAAAGATTGAATCAAAGAATGTCGGAATGTCGCCAAGTGTGCGATGCCGCAGGTGTCGATATATGCGAGCAGATGGGTGTTGCATTAGATTATTTCAATGCGATAGCATCCGGGGCAACTCCTGACGAAGCAAGAAAGGCCACTTATTTTGATTTTGACGGCTCGCAATGATGTTAGGTAGGCAGATGTACCACTTGCATAGAATAAAGCGAAATTTGGCACATCTGATGCAGAAATAAGGGTGTTTAGGATTTACGCCACGATTGTCATTGTAAGTGTGAATGAAAAAGGATGACATTTTCGCCCGGTCATCAAGGTTGGGAATGCGCATCGCGGAAAATCGCAAATCGGTCTTTTTGTTTATTTTTTCATCATACTTTTCTTTCATTCTTCTTATTCTTCTTATTCTCTTTATTCTTATTATTATTGTTTGTGGCGGTTTGACCTCCTATTGGATGGCGGTTTGACCTCCTATTGGATGGCGGTTTGGGGTGCGGTTTGTTGGTTGTAAAATTGTAGAGTAGTGGTGTAAAACACGCCAACACAATAAATTGTGTTGGCGTTTTGCTGGTTGTAATAAAAAAATCCACTGAATCCGGATATGGGCTCAGTGGATTTTCTTATGCAGATTGTTGTGCCGGTCAGGGCATACGGTTTCCGAGGATGAAAGAATGACCATCTCCAAGCTTCCGTCTGATGATGTAACCGCCCATTTCAAGTCTGTCCCACGCTTCTTCAACGTCAATCTTGTCGATTCCGAGTGCTTTTGAAATCATGTTGTTGGTGACAACGAAAGGTACTTCTCGCGACGACCTGATGCCGTTCCGCAGATATGAATATATCGCTACATCATAGGCGCTTAGTATGACATCTGTTGCCGGGATAATCTTTCCGCTGGCAAGGTCTTCACGCATCTCGTCTGCGAGCCTACGCGATTCCGCGAATATGTCGGCCATCGTTTCCGGACGTTGGATGCTTTCAAGTTCTTTCCATCTTCGGATAAGGATTGCCCGCTGTCGGTCATCATACTTTGATGTGACGAATAGCGTTTGTTCAAATGTCAGTTCATAACATGGTCTTTGCTTCCCTTGCGAATCTGTGTATGAGGTGAGGGCAAAATTTCCCTCACCTACTTCAATCCAGACTTTCTCCATCTTACGGATGACCTTTAACAAATCGGCATGGCGAATATCAAGAAACTGAGCTATCTCAAGACTGGTTCTTGTTGGTTGCCTGTAAATCGTTGGTACTACTTCCATAATCCTTGATATTAGTCAAATTCAAATTCATCATCATAAAGGTCAATGGTGGCCCCGCTGCTGAACTGGATGACGAACCGGTATCCGTTTCTACCGATGATGGTGCCGCGATGGTATCCGCGCCACGGCTCTTTCAATTCTACTTGCTTTCCGTATTCAGGGAAATTTGTATCTTCTTCGTACATTGCTGATGGGTGTTATGGGCGACCCGGATTGCAGAGCCGCCCGGTTAGACATTGTAATTATGCGGTCACTGATGATTCAATCAGTTCCGTGTCGATATAGGCGTTATCAACGTTGATTTCATTACCCTCATCGTCAAGAGTCCAGACACGCGATGTCAGGATTTCAAGATGTGGCTTGTTGATGCCGCCCACCGATGCGACCATATCATTTCCGATTTCCACGCTTACACAGAAATAGCCGGTCACTACCGGGGTGATTGCAGCCACCACTGCCGCCAGTGCGAGGGATGCTGCCTTTGAATTGAAACTTGTTACTTGCATTTTCATTCGCTTTATTGGTTGATTACATAAAAGTCTTTTCAGATAAACCATCCTCCCCAACTGAGCATATCTTCCGTTTCCTGAATATCCTTTGCCTCCTGCCATGCTTCGCGTATGCGGTATGATGCCTCCTTTTCAATGCGGTATTTATCCGGCTTGCCATAAGGGATTTCTTCATCATCTGCATTATAGTGATAGACGTTACATTCATTGATAGAAACGTCACCATCCTAATCATCAATCCATCCACTGACTTCACATGACAGGGCGTTTCCGTCTTCATCATCATATTCAACAGAAGTAAAGAATCTGCCCGGCTCACATTCATAGACGGCATTGATAATAGCATCTTCAAGGTCTTTCAGGTTGGGTATCATGTCAAGCCATTTTATAGAGGTTGCATTTCTTGAAAGAACGATACTCCTGCTTCTCGGTATCATAGTACACTTGCACTGTGTCTGCCGGTCTGCGACCGCTCCCCTGCGTTTCAGGGAGGCGGTGTGGGTCAAGTGTGCCGAAAGCCTGTCTGAGCGTTCCGTCAACTTTCATAAAGAAGAATTGTACGATGCCGGTGCGCATAGCTTTTGTAACTTTGGCGTTGAGCCATGCCACCTTGAGGGCTTCTGCCATTGTGAAGCCGTTGCGTTTTACGAACATCCATGCCATTCTCATAATGTTGGCGAGGGTTGATTTTCTTTCGTTGCTCATAGCCGTATCTTTTAGAAGTCACACATTACGTTGTATTCTTTGCAGAGCTGCTTGTAAACTCTTTCAGTCACATAGTAGATGTTGCCTATCCACTTGCTACGCTTCACGCGCCTTTTCCACACGCCACGTCCTGAAAGTTTGATGCTTGATTTCTGCACCCTGATTTCATAGTGGCTATCAATAGCCGTTACAAGTATGTCTGCCTTTGCCTTTTCATCATCAAGTGTTGTGCGCTTGTATTCGCCACGCTTGATGAAATTGTCGTTAGGTACAAAGTAACCTGTTGCTGTGCCATATTCGTTTGTAGTAGTCATATCTTATCGTTTTAGAAGAGTTTTACAATTACATTACCATTCTCAGCGTTGACAGAACCATCGTTGATTAAACCGCGATTCTTGGCGATTGCGATGTTAAGACCAGCCTCAGAGCAAACATCCATTGAATTTGTGAAAGGGGGCAGTTGAAAAGTAATGATTGCACCTGCCACGCCTCTCTGCCAGTTGTCGATGACGCTTGCGCGAAAAACATTCTCAAGGCGTTCAACCATGTTGGCTGATGCTTTCTTGAAGTCTATCTTATTTGTCTTTCTCATATCGTTGGTCTTTTGTTGTCGTTTAACTTTGATGATGCAAAGTTATAGAATAAAATCTATATATGTAAATAAAATATAGTCTAAACACTATTATTTAACAATTATTAACAATAGGCTAAAATCTATAAATAATAAAAATAATAGCGTTTAGTCTAATTTAATTTTGTAGATTAAATTTTTTTGTTTAATTTTGCACCATTAAAAATATAGATTAAAGGCTATGGATATAAAGCAAAGAATAAAAGAGGCAGGGATGACCGTCAGTGAAGTGGCGGCTCGGATGCCACGACCGGATGGAGGTGTGGGAATTGCACAGGCTTCATTATCTGCTATAATTAATGGCAATCCGACTATAAATAAATTGAAAGACATTGCCGATATTCTTGGTATATTGCTTTCGGAACTTGTTAAGGATGAATCTTCGTTAACTCAAAGGATTCACTGCCCTTATTGTGGAAAATCAATTCGTATAACATTGACAGCAGAAAAAGAAGAGCATCGGCATACACCGATAAGGAAAACTGTTGACTTACGTCTGAATACTGATGATGGTACAAAATATAGATATAAGCATCCCCATTCAAGAGAAGAAAGAATGGCTATTCTGGAACTTCAAACCTTACCGGGTGAGGATGGCATGGTTAGTGTCCTTAATACAAATCCCATTGATTCGGATGGAAACGAAGTATTTGATATAGAATATGACCGTTTGATGCCAATATAATTTTATCACAAAAATATAATAATATGAGAATATTTTCATTATTTATCGCATTTATGTTGACTTTCAACATATTCGCGGAAGAAGTCTTAATAGGGGGTTATCACGATAACAATGGCGATGGCGAACATAATGTTATTGCTCGGCTTAAAGAAAATGGAAGTAAGATTGATTGTATCTATATTTTTGTTGCTTCAACAATGGGCAACGGATACTATCGTATAGACAGCAATAAAATTCCGGAATTTGTGACTGCATTGAGTGAAGTAAAAACAAAATTTGAGGAATGGTCAACACAAGCAATAGACAATGGCATAGAAAAATTTACGAAACAAATCAGTGTTAACTTTCCAAAGGTGGTAGTTTATCTATCTGGAAAATCCAATTTCAATTTTTCGCAAAAGCTCAATGCTCTTTTTCAAGTTGACAATGGGATTCCTTGTGTTTGGATATACGCTTCAACATCAACTAATTTTTCCAAATATAATAACAAGAAGGAAGTTTTCTCAATGCTTTTTGAGAATCCATCTGACATAGATGGACTGATTTCTATTCTACGAGATGAAGAAACAATTTTGCAGTTAGCCCATAAAAATCTTCAAATCGAAAGGAAATTCGATGACCTCTTTCAATAGTTTTCAAGAATCCCTATAAACAATTTGCGCATCAGTCATCCGATTGGTGCGCTTTCTTTTTGTGCATACATGAAAGGCGACACGCATCAACGCGCATCGCCATCCGGCAGTAAAAAAAAGAAAAATTGTGTAGAAAGACTTATTGTTCAGAAGTTATTTCTTCATTATCAATGGTCAACGCGCAGAAGCCTTTACAAGCTCCACGGAAACCATTGTGGTATTCTTTGGCAGTCATACGCTTCTTGTTTGGCAACTGCAAAATATCAATCGAAAGCAACATATCCTGACAGGCGACCATCAGTTTGCCATTCTCCCAGAACCATTCTCCGGGTGCGCGGAAGCCGCGAGGAATGTCAGTAAGACTTGCCTTGTGAATCTTCACATCGGTTGCGGAATCTGCCTCAAGCAACCTTACCGAAGTCCATGCAGTCGGCACTGACCCTGCGATAGCCGGGGTCTTTGGATATTGTTCGCCACAAATAACTGATGAATGGGCGCGTATGAAGTTATGAACGACTTCTGCGGAATCAGTCCAACGGATAAAGGCATCATTGCGGTAGAGCATGGGCGCATGGCTCGGTTGAAAGAAATCGCATATAAGTTCTGACTGCGGAACTCCATTGCACGAATGACCAATACGCTGGATTGCATCATCCATCATATCCGCACCGAAATTGCGAAGTCTGATATGCACTTCTTCCGCGCTTTCTTCCGGGCCTATGTAGATTCCGAGGTTGTTGATGATTTTGCCTGTATCCACACCCTTATCGATTACGAAAGTGGTGATGCCGGTCATCGCGCTTCCGTCCTTGATTGCGGATGTGATAGTGGATGCGCCCCGGTACATTGGAAGAAGCGATGAATGGAGATTGATGACTCCCCATTTAGGTATGCGGAACAATTCAGATGGTAATATGCAGTATTCAACCACAACTCCCAACGTGGGATTCAGATTGCGGATTTTTTGAAGAAAAGATTCTGATTTAAGTTGAAGATGCGATGGCTGATATACAAGAAGACCTGCCTCTTCCGCATAAACACTGACAGGTGATGGGCAACACTTGTTTCCGCGACCGCAAGGCTTATTCTCCATAGTCACGACAGCAGCCACATCATATCCCTTTTCAACGAGCATCTTTAGAGTCGGCACAGCGAAATGTCCGTTTCCGAAAAATACAATCCTGATATTATTCCGATTCACCGGCTTTTCTTGGTCATATTCGGGATAAGCCGATATTGCGTCTTCCGGAACAATGCTATATCCATCGGTCTGATTGACCTTAACTAAGTAATTGCCATCTTCATCCGGGCAAAGGATTCTGCACGGCACGAAAAACTGATTTTCAAATTGGTCGCCGGCGCAATGCCCAACCACATTTACCAAATGACCAACGCGGTATCTTGGAGCTTTCATTTTGATGAACCGGTCTGGATGTCGATACGTGCGCCGCACTGCGGACAGATGATGATAGCGGAATTTGGCTCAAGGTAATCTGTGAATAAAGAAGATACCGGCACTTCCAGCACTTTTGCAATTCGCTCAAGCGTGGATATGTTAGGATTGCCCTTTTCATTAACGATGTTGCCGAGTGTCTGAGGGGTGATTCCCATCTTTTCCGCGAGGCTTTTAAGGGTCATGCCCTTAGCAGCGACAATGTTCTTGATTCTGAATTTTGCCATAGTAAAAGTAAATACTGATTTGGGTAGTTTCTTAATTTTTTTTGCAAAAATACTCTTCCATAGGTACTTATAACGAGTCTAAAGAGTGAAATATTGTTAAATACTGATTAAAACAATAGTAAATACTTGCTCAATAAATAATATTAATGTATCTTTGCAGCGGTTTAGTTATAGACCTAATGAGAAAAGATGAACCAGACAATTTGTGACATAGAAGAAGACTGGGATGATTACGCCTACGACCATAATTATGACCTCTATGACAGTCTTGATTATGAAGATGACCCGCGTAACCTGACCGACAGACCATCGCGATTTGTCAAACGTCATATCCTGCCCGGTTTGCACCCTTTGATTGAGGAAATCCGTGCGAAGAATGGCAAGGCTAAGATGGGCGAACAATTACGATGCCCTATGTGTGGGCGGTGGTTTGTCAAAAAATCATACCAGCAGATATTCTGCACAAAGAGCTGCAAGATAAAATACCACAACAAAAGACAAGTATGGTACTGAACGAAGAGAAAATGGAACCGGCTACGCAGAACGTGGCACTTACCATCGACCAGATGAGGAGTCTGATGTCGCTCGGTATGAATTGCGATGATGCAAGTATGGTCTATCATCCCGTAAGTCAGCACTGCAATATTTTCAATTTGCGTGTGACAAATATCGAGGATAGGAAAGATTTCTGGGATAATCCTCGTAGAGTGGCTATTGTCGGTGAGGACTATTACAACCGGGTGTATGGGCGTGACGTGCCGGCATACACGGCTGATGACATCTTGAGGAAGATACCTAAAGAGATTGCCATCTGTGGAATCAAGCACCGATTATTCTTTACCACAAGGTCAGTTCAGGGCAATCCCGAATATCAGGCATCTTACAACTTTGCGAATGATGATGGTAAAATGGTATCGGCAATAAATAACATCTGGAAATCGGATTCTTTTCTTTTACTCCTATACGGAATCCTTGTATGGAGTATCACAAACAAACATTTGCCATTATGACAGTTAATGAAATCTTGACTTTGATTAGCAGGATTGCTTTCATTTGTTGCATTACCTGTTTCATCATTTACTATATCCTCGTTGCCCGTCAGATTCGCAGACGACATAAAGCAGAAGAGGAACGTGAGCGTGAATATGAAGCATTGAAAAACCTAAGTGGCGATGACTATTGGAAAGCATACGCCGCATATAAGAAGAAGTATCAAAAATAAACCAATATGAAAATCAAGAAGCAGAAATCATTTAAGAACGGCACGGTGTATTGCCTTGAACTTGCCGATGGGATGCTTGTGGAAACGACAGACACGTTTCTGCCATTCTACACAAAGGATGCAATCGGACGCAAACAGAATTTTCTTGATAACAACAATCTCGGCAGTCGTGCGGAACGCTGGATGATTGGCGTATCGACTATGAGCGGATGCCCAGTCAGATGTAAGTTCTGCGCGACCGGCAATATGAAGCGTTATCGTAATCTTACGGCAGATGAGATTATCGGTCAGGTGGAATTTGCCATTGAAAAAGCAGGGTTCAATCCGACTGATGCAAAGGAGTTCAAAATCAACTACACCCGAATGGGTGAGCCTTTCTTGAACATTGAAGCCGTAAAGGAGGCTATCAAGCGCATTACGGAAAAATATCCGAACACCCATCACTATGTTTCGACCATCGGCATTGTCGGCAGTGATTTCTCTTTCGTGAAAGACAATATTACGCTCCAGATAAGTCTTCATAGTTTTGATGACGAAAAACGGAACTGGCTAATCCCTTATCCCAAGAAGATGATGATAGAAGAATTAGGTCAGATTCGCACGGAAAGCAATCTCAAGACAACCATCAATCTGACACTTGTGGATGAATCGGACTTTGACCCTGAAAAGTTGGCGAAGTATTTTGACAAGGATTTCTTCTTTGTGAAACTATCGCCCATCAATCCCAATAGCATATCAGAAAAAAACAACCTCGGTAACGGGATTATTGAGGGCGTGAACATTGTATAACTTTTAACAACAGCCTTATGGAAGCAATCAAGAAACAGCTTGAAGCAATGGGTTACGATTATGCGGTAGCAATCGCAACCAAGTCTGAAATTGAAAACGGAGCCGCTTGCGGTCAGCTTGCAATCATCACCGACTAACAACCATCTATTTTCTAACCCATGAGCCGGGGACGGAATATTTCAAGCCCCGGCTCATACAAACCAACGTAACTATGGTAAATGAAACTTTGGGTATCACTATAATGGTACTCGTTATTCTGGCAATCCCCCTCTGCATATTATGGGGTGCATGGAGCGTAAAGCATCACAACAAGAAGCTCCGGGAATATTATGACAATATCAAGATTGGCGACCGATATTCTTTTTCAGTTGAGCCGCTTCATCCCTTTGATAGCGCACAAACCCATTATGGCGAAATCATCAATAAGACGTTAGCAGGAGGAAAGCATCCGTGGGTTCAGATTCGCTACGATGATGGCTCTGTTGACCAAAATGAATTGCACGACTTCTTGAAATTGCATAAGAAAATATCCTGATTGGATGGTATGGAACTGACTCCGCGACAAATCAAGATGATGAAACACGCCATAGGATTCTCCTGTCCTAATGGCAGACCTGATAGATGGAAGCCGTCGGATGGATATGAGGCTTATCGCAATCGGTATTATGTCGACAAAAGGATGCCCGAATGGGAACGTCTTGTAACGGATGGCCTCGCCACTGCAACCCCGGATAATGATATGATTCTTTATCAAGTGACGGAAAAGGGTGCAAGTGTTTTGTCTGATATTCTTGAAACCCAAATAATACTTTGACTATGATATACGAAGAAATCATGTATGGCATTAAGTGTGACCGATGCCACGAAATATACGAGAATTGCGATGGTGCTACCGTATCGAACGAAAAGTATGATATGGAAAATGATGCTTGTGAGAATGACTGGCATGAAGAGAATGGGAAGCATTATTGCCCCAACTGCTACGTTAGATTTCATCAAGAATATTCAGATGATGATGTGATTGTGGTTAAGCCGATGATACATTATTCATTCTTCAAGTTCAGTTCTTTCGTAAACCAACTTACCGGTTGTTATCATCGATTTTCACAAGACGATACCCACTTCATCCTGCGGAATAATTATTGCTACAAGCGTATGGATAATACCCGACTTTCTATCCTGCGTGAAATTATAGCCGATTTTGTAGTGGAATATAAGCAACCGGAAAAAGGGTGTCAGGGCAGACCTTTTGAGCAAGAGATTATTCGCATCCCCAAAGATTTCAAGCACGCATAGTTATGGATAAAGAGAGATAGACCCCAGCCAAGAAGACCGCTATCTAATCTATTTCGGATTAACTCAAAAGGACGAATGGTTTTATAGCGATTGGCTTGAACCTTACACCGAATCTGTACCGAAATTCAATAAGGGTGATAAAATTCTTTGGCTCGGAAAGGAACGTATCATCAAAGATATTGTACCCGGTAATCCGATAATGTATGAATTTGAGGGATGTACTGGATTGCTTACGGAAGCGCAAATAGTATCCTGCAATACCTGCAATAAAAGTAGTAACGAACTTAAACACGGACTTAGACAAACTGTATAAGTATCTGTTCAAGTCTGATGGTTTCAAAAAAATATAATCAAATGCTAATTCAGATAACAAACCGCTGCCAAGAGGGATGCCGCCACTGTTTGCAGAACGCGCTGTCCGATGGCCCACACATGACGGAAGCCACATTCAGAAGAGTCATTGAATTTGGGCGATTCTTGAAAAATCCGTTATATGTCATTTCAGGTGGTGAGCCTACGGAACATCCGCAGTTCTTTGAGTTCTGCAAGATGCTTGACCGGCTTATCGGCAAAGAAGCCCATTTCAGTATCACGTCTAATGGTATGTGGTATCCAGAACAAAAAGAAATGATGGAAAAGTTATCCCGGCTTAAATCGTATGCTGGTATGCAAGTCTATTCAAATCCCAAGTGGTATAAGAATTATGATTTCATAATGGCGCATAAGGCAGATTTTGAGGCTATCGACAAGGTGACGGTTAGCAATGAAACCATCTATATGCAAGACCTCGGTAGAGCAAGATATGATGAGGAAGCACAGGCAGAAGTAGCCAAGAATCCCTATTTTATGTCATGTATCAATGGGCATCTTCTTTTCAAGCAAATGCAAACCTTACATCGGATGAAAGGAATGTTGACTCAAGGAACTTTCTGCAAGCCTTTGGTCGATTACAAGGGGGATGTTCATCTTTCTGAATCCTGCTTATGTCCATCATTCGGTAACGTGACCACTGACCTTTTTATGGATATTTTCAATCAGCTTCGGAACGCTAAACCTTGTCTTAAATGTGCCGGTGGCAAAAGATTTATCCAATCCATGCGCCCTGACATACTTATGGCAAAGAAACTTTTCGGAATGTAAATCTCCTATTATGGCAAATAAAGATAAACTCTACCTGCGAATGGCTTTGATATGGTCGGAAAACAGTTATGCTGTAAGACGACAGGTCGGATGCCTGATAGTTAAGGACGGTGTAATTATTTCAGATGGGTACAATGGCACACCGTCAGGATTCGCTAATGTATGCGAGTATGCCATATCTCCTTATGGAACGAAGACGGTGTACCCACAGACAACAAGCGAACTCCGCGACTTGCAAAATAAATCGTGGACGCTTATGACCAAAGATTGTGTGCTTCACGCTGAAAGTAATGCCATCACCAAACTTGCTAAGTTTGGAAACGCCGCGAAAGATGCTACCATCTATGTGACAGATGAGCCATGCCTTGAATGTGCAAAGCTGATAATTCAGACCGGGATAACAAGAGTGGTCTATATACGCCCTTATCGGGTTCACAAAGGAATCCGATTATTGGAAGAAGCAGGAGTGATAGTTGACAAAATCCCAATGAACGAACTTGAACCAGAAATATCATAATGGCAAAAACTATTTATCAAGAACGTGGAATTGAAGCCCTTGACGATGGGCGCATACTTCTGATAGTATGCCCAAAGTGCCATTGTGAAAACTATGCACCCAATGTCGTAAGTGGGGTTTGTACGTGGTGCGATTACAATGCGCATCAGGATATAGAACTAATCAATCGAATAAAACAATGCCAAAGTAAGAAACAATAATGGAAATCATCACTGAAAAGAATGTAGAAATCATTGAACAGTGGTATAAAGATGCTTCAAGTCAGACACTTGAAACCCTACCTCAGTTTATGAATCATGTCTTAAACGATTATAGGCATGACTACGGAACTATTTGCAAGGCTATCGGTGCTTGTGCAATCGCAGCAGCATGGGCGGCTAACGCATCGCCTCAAGGTGGCATCACAGGCTTTCAAGCCGGTGCAGTCATGTGGGAGTTTATCCGTAACTGGAATTATAGAAGAAACAAGTGCGGTCTGAAAATCGTGGATATTGATGATATGCTTTATCCTCAGTATGGTGCAAAGTTTGACAAAACCATCACGAAGCGAGTAATGGAAAACCTTGTCAAAGAAGCCAAATTACGACTTGCAGACATCAAAGAGGATTATCCCCTACATCCCGAAGTTAAGGCACATTGGCAACGCATTGCGGCCGGTATTCCTCCTTTCGGCTACAAAGTAGTTGAAGACAACTAAATCAACATAATACATACTTATATGAAATTTTCTATCAACAGCAAGGTTTTATTAAGCCGATTGGTTGCTTCTGGCAAAGCCATCAACAGCCGACCTACCATCTCAATCTTAGGATGTTTCTTGTTTTCCTTGAAAGGAAACATCCTTTCCATCACCGCCTCTGATGCAGATAGCACTGTTGTTTCAAGAATAGAGGTTGCAGATGCAGAAGCCGATGGCATGGTGTGCATCGATGCAAAACGTATCACGGAACTTCTCAAGTCAATGCCGGATTGCCCGGTTAGCTTCACGGTGAATCCAAACATGGAGGTGCTTCTTCGTCATCCGAAAGGCAAATACAATTTATCTGGCTTTCAGGGAAGCGACTATCCCATCAACGATGCAGTCAATCCTGACGACATCAAGGGTGAGTTTACTATTCCTACTTCGCAAATCCTATCAGCCTTTGATAAGGTTGGTTTTGCGATTGCAAGCGATGACTTACGACCGCAGTTAAACGGTATTTTCTGGGACATTAAACCTGATTCCATCACCTATGTGGCTACTGACACCCATGTACTTGCTAAGTATCGTAATACACAGATTGCTCCCGGTGTAGAAACGAGCTTCATTCTTCCGGGGCGTAGTATTCCCTTGATTCGTGCTTTCATCAACAAGCAAGCTGAAATAAAGGTTACGACAACTGGAAAGAAAGTCGTCATAGAGGGTGCTGATTTCAAAGTAAGTTCGACCTTGCTCAATGGCAATTATCCCAACTACAACCGGGTTATTCCGCAAAATCAGCCGGTAATCATAATTGTTGACCGCAATGACTTTTATGATGCCATCACACGTGTATCCATCTGCGCCAGCACTCAAGAACCAACCCTGCGTTTCAAACTGTCAACCGACCATATCGACGCAATCGCGGAAGATATTTGCTATAATGTTGGTGGTGAAGAGAGCATCGCTTGTGAGTATTCTGGTGCTGATATGAATATCGGCTTTGGGTCATCTTATCTCAAGGGTCTTGTAAATGCACTTGAAACACAGAAAATGGTCATCAAATTATCAACCCCTGATAGACCGGGTGTTTTCGTGCCGTCTGAAAATGACGAGCATGGGGAGCTTACATTGCTTTGTATGCCGGTGAACATTTCCTCCGCTAACTAAAAGAAATATGGCAAGAGTAATAAAGTTCCGTGGCAGGTCAATAGCAGATGATTCATGGGTGTTTGGCGATTTAGTCCATACATCCGACAACAAGGCTGCGATATGGCCGATAGAAAGTGAATCCCAAATCGGAATAGTGGAAGTATATCCTGAAACAGTGGGTCAATACACCAATCTTCTTGACAAATTCAAGAATGAAATCTATGAGGGAGATATTGTCCGTCAGGAATGGGAAACCACTATAACCGATGACTATAAGGATGCTTGGGATGCTTCTGGTACACAGACAGGCCCAGTCGTTATACGCACACAGGGCGTATGTATATCCCCTTGCGTAACGGAGAATCATACTAATGGTGACAAGACCATTACAAAAAACAAGCGTATATCCGGTTATCGTTGCGAGATTATCGGAAACAAACACGATGACCTCAAGAGCATAGAAAAAATATGTGATACTTAACTTACAATACTTCGGTTATTTTTTGTGAGTTTGTTAACGGCTCCGAGGAGCCAAGTGTTTAATCCGTTAAAAATCTGATGCT